GAGATGTCGTCCAGGTAGCCGAGATTCACGTCAAGCAGATCCGCACCGACATCGAACGACACATCCGCCGACTGGATCACTGCGGTCACCTGCTCGACCGTCAGGTGCTCGCGAGGCTCGGCGTTCAGCACTTGCACTAGACGGCCTCGCTGACCGTCAACGACTCGATCGTGATGGTCACGTTGAAGACTTCACCGTCGCGAACCGCCAGCTCAGTACCGCTCACGTCACGGAACATGCCGAACATTCGACGCTGGCGCTGATCCCGGAACAGGACCGCCACGCCGACCATGTCGCGCAGGTCCAAATAGCTTTGCCGTGACATCCGCTCGAACCCGACAGCGATCTGCTTGACGTCCCCCGCCGTCGAAATGACACGACGGCGCCCGCCCGCGTAGGTGCGGATATCAGCGTTTGCGCTTTCCGTGTAGGACTCGTCCGTTTGCGGCAACATCAGCACATCGGACAGATCTGAGACTGGAGCAATCGCCGATTTTGTGAGTGTCAGGATCGTCACGCCGCCCTCATTTCGCGTTGCAGGGTTCGTGCGTACTCCCGGGCAGACTCACGCCCGATCTCTCGACCCACAGCGCCCCAATCGGGCTCTGCCGAGTCGCGCCTGCCGTCGCCGCCCGCCATCAGCTTCGTCACGTCGTTCGACGACAGCACGTACTCGCCCTGCTGCGCCATGATCGGCACATCGCGCCGAGGCCCGTTCGGGTTGCCGACGAAGCCGCCGGTATGCAGCCTCGGGATGTGCGGGAACGGATCGAGCGACGGCACGCTGAGCGCCGGAATCCCGATCGTCACGCCGAACGCCGAAACCGACTGGCCGCCGATCGAGAAACCGGGCAGCCGCAGGTTGTTCCATGCGTCGATGACCCGGTTGATGACGCCCTTGAAGTTGTTGTAGATCGAATCGAACGCACCAGACACACCGCTAGCGATCCGACCGGGCAGACCGGACACGAAGCCGACAACAGCATCGATACCCGTTCCCACGAAGCCGGCGATGTTGCCCCAGATCGTAGACGCAAACGACGACACAGCATTCCACACGGTTTCCCACGCCAACTTGATGCCGTCGAGCGCCAGCGTGATCGTCAGCTTCACGGCACCGATTGCTAGCTTGACGAGCGCCTTGATGGCGTCCCATACGCCCGACAGGATCGTCTTAATGCCCTCCCACACGCCAGACCAGTCGCCCGAGATCAACGAAGTCACCGTGTCGATGACGCCGCGCGCGATGTTGATCGCAGCGTCGATGACCCTCTTGATCGTGTCCCAGATCGTCGAGATGTACAACAGAATCCGATCGCCGTGCGTCTCCCAGATTGCCGTGATGACGCGAGTTGTCGTGTCGATGATGATCTTGATCGCCTCGATGACGCCGGCGATCGTCTCTTTGATGGCAGGCCAGTTGACGTCAACCCATGCTTTCATCTCACCGAACGTGGTGATCATGAACGCGATGACCTCTTGGATGACCGGCAGCGCATTCGTCTGAAACCACGTGACCAGCGTCTGAATCGTTTCCTGGATCGTCGGCCAGTTCGTCTGGAACCACTCGATAACGGTGGTCGAAGCGGTCACGATGGCAGCCATCACGGACTCAGCGATAGGCCGCACAACCTCTATAGCCTTCGGCATCGCCACGGCGAACCATGCGATGATCGGCTCAACCTTCGGGCCGAGCGTGTCCAGCGCGTTGCCGACACCCTCAAACACCTTCGTTGCCAACGGCTCCAGCCCGACCAGCACTTTGTTCTTGAACAGCAGCCACTTCTCCGAGAAGCTGGCCGTATCAGCCGCCGCCTGGTTGATCGTGTCCTCGCCGCCCTGGATGGCTGCGAGCATCTCGTCAATCGAGAACTTGCCGCCAGCGATCGCGTCGGCCATGTCGGGACCGGCACGCTGACCGAACAGCTCGATGGCGAGCCCGGTTGCCTCCGTGCCTGGCCCAAGCGCCGTGATCTCGTCGACGATGCGAGAGAACGTCTCCGGCACATCTTCGCCAGCTTTCGCCAGCTTGCCGACGCCAGCCTTCAACCCGGCAATCACCGTGTCAGTGTTGACACCGGTCTTGTTGAACTGTGCGAGCAGCGCAGCGGACTCGTCGAGGTTGAAGCCGAGGTTGCGGAGCGGGGCGCCCGCCGTCACGATCGACTGAGACAGCTCATCGATGCCGATACCGGACGCCTGAGACGCCCGGTAGAGCTTGTCGAGCGTTTCGGACTGATCTTCGGTCGAGATGCCCCAGTCGCCGAACGTGCGCGTCAGGTTGTCGACGTTGGCCGCCACGTCGGTGCCCGTGATGCGCGACAGGTTGATGAACTGGCCCGCCAAGTCTTCGAGCGGCTTGCCCGTCAACCCGAGCCGGGTGTTGAGATCGGCAATCGCCGAACCGGCATCGCCGAACGACGCTGGCACCGTGGACAGCACGTTCTTGAACGAGTCCTGCAGCCCAACGAGAGCGTCACCGGTCGCGCCGGTGCCTACACGGATCTTGTCGAACTCGGTGTCGAACGACTCGCCGACCTTGAACAACCCGGCAGCAGCAGCAACGCTCGCAGCGCCAACGGTAGCAACGCCGAGCACGGCGAGCTTTCCGACCTTGCCAGCCCATCCGCCGATCATCGACTGCGAGGTACCGAGAGACTGTGCGAGCCCCTTGTTGTCGCCGAGGATTTTGACCTCGATCGTCGACTTCGTCGCCATGGCTCACCCCCTCATCTACGTTTGTTGGCCCGTTTGTGCGCCTCGCCGAGCGCATTCAGCTCAGAACGCGTCAGCGACCAGTACGTCTGCCACGTGATGCCGGTCGCAAGGCACCACTCCCACGCCTCTACGCAGAGGTCGAACTCGAGGTCGTCTCGCTCGGTGCGGTCGGCGCTGGCAAAGGGGCGGCCTCCTCGGCAACCTCCTCCTCGTCACCGAGCGACAACGCCCACTCGCCTGCGTCGGCGCGCTTGAGGATCTCGGCCTCCGTCGACGCCGGGAGTTGACGCTTGACCGCCGTGAACAGCATGGCGAAACGCTCATTCGGGCCGATGACCTTCGTGAGCGCCTTTGCCAAGGCCACCTTCTCGGCGTAAGTGATGTCGTCGGGGTCTTCCGGCTTCGGGATCTCCGCCAGGTCAATCTCGATCGCATCCCAGTTCACGCCGAACAGCTTCGCCATGATGCGGCGCTCGGTCATGTTGATCGAGCCGAACGGGAACGAGAACGCTCGCGGTGAATCAGCAGTTGCTTCCATTGGTATTCTCCCTTTGATCGGGCCTCAGTCGAGGCCGTTTGCCTTGATGACTTTGTTGACGTCGACGCCGTACGCGTCGAGCACCTCCTGGCGGCGCGAGTCAACGGCGTCGTACAGGTACGGCTGTGGCGCTATGTTGCGCTTCGTCCACCCGAAGTGAATGACGCCTGCGTAGGGGACAGCCGCACGGCCCGCTCTGACGACGCCCTGGCGTGCCTGGCCGGACGAACGGAGGCTGCCAGCCAGAGCGCCAGAACGCTTCGGAGCGAGCCGTACAGCTTCCCGCTCGACGATCTTCGCGCCGGCGAGGTGAGCCTCTTTGAGGTTCGCCGTACCGCCCTCGACCTGACGGAGGGCGCGCTGCAGTTGCTTGGCGCCCTTGATCTTGATCTCCGGACGGGTCACGCCGTCGTGAAGACGGGTTCGCCTTCCGTGACCAGCTCCAGCGTGAACGTCTGGCGTGAACCGTTCTCGGCGCCCATCATGAACGGGATCGGCGGGATACGCGCGTTGAACGTGCAGTGAGGGTTCCCGGCGGCGACAGCAGCGTCGGTCGGTGCGAGGATGACCTCCACGACGGTGTCACGCAGCGCCGAAATGACGGTGTGGCTGAGCCCGGTGCCGTATGCCAGCTCGATTTCGAGCGAGCAGGTCCATTCGTTCTCGACGAAGTTGAGGCGGTCACCCGGCTCGACGCTGACGGTTCTCGACATGCCTTTGACGTCGGTCCCGTTGATCGAGATTTTCGGTGTGATGATTCGGAATCCGGCCATGTCAGGCCTCCTTCGGTGTCGGGCCAGAGGCCTTTGGGGTTGGGGTCTTGAGAGCAACGAAACGGGTGCCGTACGCGAGGAGCGCGACCAGCGCGTCGCCGGTCACCTCGTCGCCCTTCGCGAACACCTCGACACCCCAGCGGACATCAGACTGCGCTTCGTAGATTTCGGTGGACTTCATCGGTCGAACCTCGCTCGGGTGTAGGAGACTTTGCAGGACAGGAACTGGACGCCATCGATGTTTGAGAACACGAACGGCGCGTCAACGGAAGTCGCTATGACCTCGTCGGTATCAACGTCGATCGGT